TTATTCCTTCCAGATCAATGGTTTTATAACATCTATCATCCTATGTTGCACGGGTACAGCCATCGATGATAGGTGCTTAGCGTAAAAAAATATCGAGATGTATCTTGTTCGGCAGCACGTAAGGCTCGGTGTCGTTGTAGTAGTCGATCCTGGCGATCAGCGATTTAAGCAGGTCGTTCTTCGATTGCGCCGCTATGCTGTCGTCGGTTAAAAGGTCGATACACTCGTGTAGAGAGACGATCATTCCTGGCGTGTACTGCGGCGGCTTCAATTCCGACATCTCGCGTTCGATGCTCCTGATGTTCCTATCTGCCTTATCCTTCCTGTCTTTAAGCTCGTCAATCGAGTAGATTCCAGCTTCGAACGCTTCCATGGCGCGCGATCTAGCCGCCTCCTCCTTTTCGAGTGCTGTCCTCAACGAAGATAGGCGGCTCTCGTATTCCGATGTTCCGTCATCCGATCCAATGCGCATCTCGATATCGTCTATGGTTCGCTTGAGCGTTTCGATCAACACCTCCATCACGAGCGTTGCTCTAGCGCCACGGCAACCGTCGCATTCGCGCGTCATGGCTTTCGGTCGTTTGTGCTGGTAGAAATACGCCTTGCTCTTGCCTGAGCTCATCTGATGGTAGTTCATCGAGTAACCGCACTTTCCGCATCGCAGAATGCCGGCAAGCGGGTTAAGAAGCTCTCGGCCAGCGTGGACGCGCGCCGATTCGGTGAGTCTCCTCGTAATGCGGTCGAATCGCTCCTTCGGTATACCGCCCGTACCGTAGTGCAGGCCCTTGACGATGATGGGATCCTCGTTCAGCACCCGCACCTTGTGAACCTCGAACGTTTCCGGATCGAACACGCGCTGTACATGGCGTTGCGCGTATCTGACGTATCCGCAGTTCGCGGGATTGAGCGCGATGGCGCGCATTGCGGCTGCCGTCCAGTGGTATCCGCCTCTTGCTGTTGGGACATGCTCGCGATTGTAAGTGTCTGCGATTGCGCTGAATCCGTATCCTGCCTCCAGCAGGTCATAGATCCTCAGCATGTGCGGATGGTTCTCGTCTGGCCTTAGTTGCCAGATGCCCCTTATCCTTACGGCGGTCCATCCGTAGGGGGTTCTCCCCGTCGATTGCCAGCGCCCTTCTTTCGCCGAGCGAACTTTACCTCGGATCAGGCGGGCGGTGATGCTGTCCAGTTCGTCCTCGGAGCTGCGCAGCTCGTTCTTAAGCTGCTTCATGTCCGATTTCGATTCGGGATCGTATCGCTTATCCTCCGTTATCAGCCATGTTCCCGTGTATCGAAAGGCGTTGACTATCTTTTCCTGGTCGGCCCCGCCGCCGCGTCCGAGTCTGGATGCCTCTACAACGTACACGGCATCCCATTTTCCCGATGCTAGATCGGACAGCAGCAGCTTTATCGCATCGCGACCATCGATGGTTTCGCCTGATTTAACCTCGGTGTACCATTGGCTTATCTTGTGCTGGTTCTCGTCGGCGAGGCCGTTTATTATCCTGCGATGCCTGGCTAGTGTTTCCTTGGTTATCTCCTCTTTCGGGATCCCGGAAGAGGCGCGGCTGTCGTCCTCGCGCGACTTGCGAAGATATGCGCAGCATACCCAATTAGATGGCTGCATGGTACAATTCACCTGCCTTCCGTTTATTCGGTTGGTATTTTGTCGAAGCCTCGCGCTGGGTGGCCGCCCATAAGCGCGGGGCTTTCATCGTTCCGTAATCTTCTATCTTTCGCGTCTTTCCTAATGAACCTTCAATTGGTCGCGCAGCGCAGCTTGCAAGGTCTGAGAGAAATTCACGTTGTGCTCGACCGCGAGCGAGTTTAGCCAGGCGGGCAGCGTCACGGTGCGGTTCACCGCCTTGCTCGACTGGGCTTGCCTGACCGATGGCATGTACACGTCCACGAGCGCCGTATGCTCGTTTTCGGCTACGCTCACATCTTTGAGCTGGCTGGGCGCGGGGATTTCCTCGCCGTCCTCTTCGAGGCCGTACAACACGCATCCTAGTAGCTCCCGCGCTGACAGAAGCGCATCGTCGTCGCTCTCGCCACTGGTCGCCACGTCGAGGTCTGGAATCGTCACGGCGATTTCCTGTCCGGGCTCGTAGGTGAAAACGGCGGGGTAGATATACCTGTCGTTCTTCTTCATTCGATCCTCCAATTCTGATTGCGAGGCGCGGTAGAGGGGGTGGGGCTACCTGAACAGCAGCCCCGATTGCCTCTCTATGCTGTCGAGGGTCTTGCGCGGGATGCTCTTGGTCGGGTGCTTCACTGTAGTGCGTCCCGGCTTGGTCGGGTGCTTGAACTGGTGATGACTCCCGACTGTTCCGACCTCGTACCACCCATCGGCTTTCAACAGCTTGATGACTTCCCTCGACGAGTAGTCTTTCATCGCTCCTCCTTCCGATGGGATAAGTATAACAAATACTTTAACACGTGTAAACTGTTCTAACAAATATTTTTATATGTGTTTCCAGATTACAGTCCTACAGAATCGGCTCCGTGTGCTGCTTGGCTTTCGGTGAAGCCATCGTGGATGAGTTGTTCGATAAGCCCATCACGGGAGAATGGCATTATGTCTAGATATGATGCTGCAGCCTTTTCTGCTTGCATGTCCCAATTTGTGTCACATTTATCGGCTGCATACGTGGCATCTTCTTTAGAAAACTTATCGTGAACTAGCTGATCAATCAGCCCGTCGTATGAAAATGGCATTATGTCGAGGTAGTTTTTTGCGCTTTCCAAAGCATTTTTCTGGCTGACCGATTCCGACGGCGTAGAAGGAATCGGCTCTTCTTTCTTTTCTTCCTGCGCTTTCTCTTTTTGAGATGCGTCTTTCTGTTCAGTTTTTTGTTCTGATTCTTTAATTTGCACAGATGTAAGCATGTCGTCTATCGTGTTTGCATGTTTTGACGAATCATACACCGCATACATTGCTGCTATGTCATTTCCAACTACAACGAAAACACACTGAGCATCATACGTGGCTCCATCAACGTCAACCTTGCAATTAAACTTTTTGCCCGAATACCCATTAACTGAATAATCTCGTATATTCTCGGGGTTGTTTGTTATGCCATCGATAAATTCTTGATTTGACCGTTCGTTTTCGTAGGCGCCATAGCAATAATTGACAGCCACGGAGGCGTCTTTGTTTGGAGATGTTACTCGGAGGCCGCTAGCGTCAATATTTTCGCTTTTCCATGATCCTGGATACTTGAAGTGCATCGAGGAGATCGATGCTGTTTTATCCAAAGCTTCCGTTTCTTGCTTACTTAATTGAGATGAGCAACCAAATAGTGCAGCGGCTAAAGATAATGAAGCTATCAGAGTTACAGTTCTTTTAATCCTGCTTGTCATATTGCCCATAGCCTACTCCATTTCCTTGCTTGCCTGAAACCAGACCACAACACCCTCGAATTCTACGGTACGGTCATCGCCCTCGCTTATAACGATATCTTCGTAACCGTCCTCCCAGCTGTCTGGGGAGAGGATCATCGTATTCGCCCCTCGGTAGAGCCGCCTCATGACATAATCTTCTCCGTCTATGCTCACCACCGCTATGGAGCCGTTCTTGGGCTCCATGCGGGGGTCGACGAATATGAAGCATCCTTCGGGGTAGACCTTGCTCATGCAATTTCCCTCGACCTCCAAGAAATACCCATCGCGGTGCTTGTCCCACACTTCGTAAGGGAGCGACACGTTGTCCTCGATGATCTCGGGAGTCTGTGCGTCTCCGGCATGCACACGACCGAGGAGGGGGGCGTATGCCCTGCGTGGTGGGGATGGGATTATCGCACCTTGTGGATAATCATTCAGTATCTTAGGCCTTTTTGTTATTGGATCGATCAGATCCATGCCACCGTCTTCTATGATGTGCCGTTTTTTTAGCCCATAGCAGGCAGCAATTCTCTCCACTGCGCCCATTCTCGGCTCGGAGTATCCGTTTTCCCATTTTGATACAGCGTTTTCTGTGACGCCTGCAATATCTGCAAGTTCGCGTTGCGTGACATCAAACATGTCTCTTATCATCTTTATGTTTTCAGCAACACCCATGAGAACCGCCCATCAGTAAAAATTTTCTTCCATTTTAGTAAAAATATTCTTGACAGTCTACAGGAATTAAATTACTGTTTTATGAGGAAGGAGGACAGATGAAAACGCTTCAAGAAATTCGCGTAAGCAAGGGTGTGTCAAAAATCGCCATGGCGCGCCATTTGGGCGTGTCACGTCCTTGTTACAATAAATACGAAAATGATCCCAGCACAATGCGAATCGAAACCGCTAAGCAAGCGGCAAACTTTCTCGGCGTTGATGTTCAGGATATTTTTTTCATCTCAAACAGGAAATAAATTACTGTATCTGGCCATCTCGCGCAATGGATAGCGCGCCGGCTTCACCGCAAAGTCACCTTGACAATCGCATAGAGCGCAGCAAGTAAGGAGCTTACATGGCTGATAAAAACCTCACTGTGATCGTGGACGGCGACTTCTCCGGCCTCATGGGCGGCTTGAAGGCCGCCAAGAAAGAGGCGAAGGCCCTCCGTAAGGAGTTGAAGAAATCCGTCAAGCTTCTCGCTAGCATCCGACGTTGACAACCGTCCCACAATACGGGCATTTAAGATCGCCGAAGTCGAGCGTGAACGCCTTGCCGCAAGCGGGGCATTCGGCATCTAAGCCTTCTGCCAGTATCTCGGACACACCTTCTTCGATCAGTTTTCCAGTCCATCGCCGAAAGAACCAATATCGACGCTCTTGCTCATAGCGGCCTCATTTCCGCTGCGCTCTATGCGGTTGTCAAGTGCGACCAGTTTAGCACCGTGAAAACCGAATACCTGCATGTGCGGCTGCTGGAAAGGAGTCGCTTGTGAGAAAGAACTTTTGCCACTACTCGAGGGTGTTCTTGGTCAGCCTTGCGGCAGGCTTTGCGTTATCGATTGTATTGCAGCTGCTATTCCGATGAAGTGTTCGGCGATTACGCCGAGCACGAACCCGATAGCCGATCCGAACAGCGCGACGAGGTAATCGTGTCTTCTGTCGGACTTCGCGCGCGATTCTATCAGAGCAGCCGTCCATGCAGGTATCCGGTTCGCACCTTGACAACCGGATAGGCACGGAAGCGGCAGCAGTTAGGAGCTGCGTATGGAAACTACAACGACACCAACGCTTGAAAAGTCCCTTGCGAAGTTCGCGTCTCGCGTGGCGGAAGGAAAGGCCACCTCTGAGGAACTGGCGTTCATGAAGGAGCTGGTTGCCCGCCGACCAATTGCCACATCGATCGACGGGCGTGACCTTTCGCGAGAGGTTAGCAGTTTGAGCTAAGCCATTCATGGTACTGCCTTATGGCATCGAATGTGAAGTCCTGCATGGCTGCGACGATTGCCAGCATGGCGTCACCGTTTGTCACGTCGATACGATCGTCTTCGCCTTTGAACTCGTTGATCGCATTGATGATTATCTCACTGCGTCTTTTCATGTTCTGCTTTGTGTTCAACAGCTCGACGAACTCGTCGAAGTTTTTGTCCATTTTCACCACCTCCAATCTGAGCGAATCGTACCACGCTGCCGCTTCTGTGCCTATTCGGAGAGCACATTGAAAACATAGCAGCACGCTCGAAAGCAAGGCCCAAGCCGCGCTCTTGCGTGCCAATAACTACCAACCTACGAGATAGGAGAGGACATGAACGACATGAGCGCCGTGGTGTTCCAATTCGGCGAGCACCACTACGAGGGTGCATACGGGTCAGCCACCGTCCACGTGCCGCGCGACGTGACGCTGGGTGATATCGAGCCAGCGCTGACCAACTTCGTGCGCGAGGCGTGGGGAGAGAAAGAGGAGGAAGCGGAAGATGCCGCGTGAAAAGGAAAGCGCGCCAGCCGTGGAAAGTGGGCGCGCATCCGTCAGGAAAGACGGTGCAAGTGTACCACAAACCTACGACATGGCACGCGACGATCCCGAGACATGGGAGCGCGGGTGCCGTGGAGCTGGAATCATGCTCTGCGTCGCATGGGCCGTATGCGTTCTAGTGTCCTGCATCCGATAGGAAGGAAACCAGATCATGGGAATCATCGACGACGTCATCAACATCAACGGCGAGCAAGCAGAAAAGACCTACACGAAATCTGACGTTATGGAGAAGCTCTCCATGCTGGAGGCTCCTATTAGAGAAGATTGCGAATGCGAAAGCTGCTCGTCTCCTGGATGCAAGCTGTTCAGCGCTGGAGCGCGTGCGATGGCGACCGCTCTTTTGGATGAGATGGACGCTGATGAGGTGCGATGCTTGAAATGCTTATCGAAATGGCGAAGAGGGCAATTAATAACGAGATTGGAGGCATCTAAGATGGCGCTCAAAACCGTGTCCGTTGAAGACATCCCGCTGGTTCGCGACTTGTCGATTTTAAGCGAGCTGCACAAGTTCGCCGATGAAACCATAAGCGAGTTCGCGGAAAGCGGCTACGAGGCTGCGCTTGTCGAGGGCATCCCGAAAGGATACAAGACGCAGCAAGTCGTGAATCAGCTACGGAACGCGGCATACCGCCAAAAACTGAATTGGCGCATCAAGGTGATGCAGCGGAAGAACGAAGTCTACTTGAAGAGGGAGTACTGATCATGAGGCTCGATGACATCAACGCACTCGTGGATGCCGCGCGCGTCTACGACCGAGCGCACAAGCGCATCGTCGGGGAGGACTTCGACAAGACCGTGTACCTCCGCTCGATGGGCGATTTCATGGAGGTTGCGAGGGTGACGGACACCTCCATCGACCGGGTCCCCCTTGACGGAGGCGTATCGCACTTCTCGATCTGCTACCGAGGGGTTCGGTTTTGCTACAACGGGACGGAGGTCGAGTGATGGGGGTGGCCGTGCTGGAGGAATGGCGCCCGGTAAGGGGTTTCGAGAACTGCTACGAGGTAAACAGAAAAGGCGAAGTTCGCAGCCGCAAGACCGGGCATTGCCGGATTTTGAAACCAAGGTTGAACAGCAAGACGGGCTACAGTTTCGTGAACCTCTACAACGGAGGTGCTAGCGAAACGAAAACGCTGCATAGGATCGTCGCCGAAGCGTTCATTCCGAACCCAGATGGGCTTCAATACGTGAACCACATCAACGAGGACAAAACCGACAACAGAGTTGAGAACCTCGAATGGTGCAATCAGCAATACAACGTCAACTACAGCAAAGCAAAAAGGTTCAAGCCAGTCGCGCTCTACATGGTTGACGGCGAGAAGATCGCAACTTTCGTTAGCGAAAAGGCGGCTGCCGAGGTGCTTGGAGTAGGCAAGTCTTGCGTATCCCAAGCGCTTAGCGGCCTGCGACACACCTGCGCTGGCTTCGTCGTCGAATATGAAACGGAAGTGGATTAATGGCAATTCCTGTTTTAATCATGGGGCAGAGCGGCACTGGGAAGTCGTACAGCCTACGCAACCTGCCCAGCGAGCATACGGCGCTCTTCAACGTAATCGGAAAACCGCTGCCGTTTAGGAAAAAGCTTGACGCGGCTGCGATACGCGATATACCGACCATTCAGAAAAAAGCATTGGAGACCAAGCGCCCGATAGTCGTGCTCGACGATTTCGGTTACGCCGTCACCGATCTCTACATGCGCCTGACATACGGCCCGGAGAAGACGCGAGACCAATACGAACCGTACAAGCGCATCGGCGCGGAGGTCTACAACCTTGTGAACGCCATACAGGCTGCGAAGAAGGAGAACGCCGAGAAGATCGTGTACATCATCATGCACACGGACATGGACGCGCAGGGTCACACCGTCCCGGCGACCGTCGGCAAGATGATCAACGAGAAGATAAACATCGTAGGCATGGTGTCCATCTGCCTGACCTCGTTCACCGATGGCGACACCTACGGCTTCGTCACCAACGCCGCACCTCCAGTGAAGTCTCCCCCTGGAATGTTCAAAGACCAAATCGTAGACAACGACCTCAAAGCGGTTGATACGGCCATCCGCGAGTACTGGGGCATGGCTCCAATTTCGGAAGGCTCCAACGATGCTGATTAGCCATCGTAGAAGCGCCTACGTCGACGACGACGAGCTGGAACGCGCAGCGGGGATGCTCGAGATAGCGTCGGAGAACGAGGCGAACGCGATAGACCGAAGCTGCTACGGGGGAGCGGCCGCAGTGCTGAGAGCGCTGAACGGCCACGACATCAAAACATGCGACGACTTGATGACCGTGTTCAAGCGCATCGCATTCGATCAGACAACCGAAAGGAGATAGACATGAGAGATCTGGGATTGGCGAACGTCGAGGAGACGACCTTCGGGGAAAAGCTGCCCGTAGGCGGCTACGTCGTTCGCATCACCGACGTTGAGGACGTTCCAGACAAGGAGTACCTGTGGATCGTCTACGACGTCGAGGAGGCGTACGTCGACGGGAAGCTGACCGACGAGTACAGCGGCCACTACTCCGACGATTGGGGCAAGAACAACGGATGGGCGCACCGGTTCCTCCGCTCCTACAAGGAAAGCGCGCTCGGCATGTTCAAGGCGTTCGCGAACCGCGTCGAGGAATCGAACCGCGGCTTCAAGTGGAACCAGTGCAACGAGGACGAGCTTATCGGCAAAGAGGTGGGCGTCGTGCTCCAAAAGCGCTTCTACACCAACGACAAGGGCGACGACAAGGAAGTGCTGGAGGTTCGCGGCGTGTACGCCTCGCAGGACATCCGCAGCGGCGACTTCAAGATTCCCGCTCCGCGGGACGACCGCGAGAAGGTCGGCAACGTCGTAGACGCGGCATCGTGCGTCGATGACGAAGACGTACCGTTCTAGTTGCTATGGCGCTGATAGAGGACGTCAACAACAAGGTCGGCCAGCACGTGCTCAAAAACGATTACTGGGCGTCCGTGGGGGAGAAGGTGGTTCGCTGCCATCTCCCCTACGGAGACTACCAGCTTCCAGCTCCGATAGTCGTAGACACCAAGCGCTCGGTGGACGAGCTGGCGGCAAACATCGACAACGACCACGTACGGTTCAGAAACGCATGTATCCTCGCACGCGAATGCGGGAGCAAGCTCGTAATCCTAACCGAGAACGATCTGGGAATACGCTCGCTTAACGATCTGACGAGGTGGGAGAACCCGCGCAACTCCATCAACGAGAAGAAGGGGCTGCGTCCTCCGATAAGCGGGCTGCGCCTCGCCAAGGCGTGCGCCACGATGGAGCGCAAGTACGGGGTCAAGTTCGAGTTCTGCGCTCCATCAGAGGCGGGGGAGCGCGTGATAGAGATTTTGAAAGGCGGTGGGAAACATGGCGGAAACGACGATGCTTGATGCGGCGCTTTCGTACGCGCATCTCGGATTGGCCGTGTTCCCGCTCGTCGAGGGAGCTAAGAACCCAGCGACCGCAAAGGGGTTCAAAAACGCTTCGACCGATGAAAAGACTGTCCGCACCTGGTGGACGAGAAATCCGAACTACAACATCGGCATCGCATGCGGCAACGGAACAATGGTCATAGACCTTGACGTTGACGAGGCGAAGGACGAGGACGGAACGGCCACGCTCCGCAAATGGGAGGACGATAACGGCAAGCTGCCTGAAACCGCCACAGCCGTTACAGGGCGCGGAGGGCTGCACATGCTCTACCGCATCGACGGCGAGGTAAGGTGCTCGGCGAACCCGAAGCTGGGAGTTGACGTGCGGGGCGACGGAGGTTATATCGTCGCTCCTCCATCGATCCACCCGAACGGGACACAGTACGCATGGGAGCGCGATCCGCGAAAGCACGAAATCGCCGAAGCTGACGGCAACGTTATGGCGTTCATCGAGTTCGTTCAGGGCAAGAAGGACGACGAGAGCAACAAAGCCCTTTCCGTTCCCGGAGAGATCGAGAGCGGGGGAAGAAACAACACGCTTTTCAAGATGGCATGCTCGCTGCAAAGCAAAGGACTAAGCAACTCGGCGATACTCGCAGCAGTGATGGCTGAGAACGCAGAGAAGTGCAATCCCCCTCTTTCCAATAACGAGGTTCGGCGATTGGTCGAAAGCGCGTTGACGAAGGAGAAAGGCAACGCGGAAGACCCGACGAAAATCAAGGTCGCGCTGTCGAAGAACGAGAACGGCAAGCCGCACCAGAGCATCAGCAATTGCATCAAGGCTATTGAACGCGATGACAGGCTGGCTGGCCGGTTCCGGTTCAACGTCATCGCATACACCAAGACCTTGACGCTCCCTGTTCCATGGGACGACGGCGAAGGGGAGCGGCCTATAGCCGACTGGGACTATTGCGGGCTTGCATCTTTCCTGGAACGCCGTTACGGCTTGATGAGCAAGCAGAAAGCCATCGATGCCGTTACGGAAGTCTCCATGCACAACCGGTACAACCCGATAACATCGTGGATGGACGGTCTTGAATGGGACGGGGAGCCTAGAATGGACACGCTGCTACCATGTTTTCTCGGTACCGACATGAGCGACTACAACGTTGCTGTCATGCGGCTGTTCATGATGGGAGCGGTAGCCAGGGCGTATGAACCTGGAACGAAATTCGATTACATGCCGGTGCTCATCGGCCCGCAAGGTCTCGGCAAATCGTTCTTCCTCCGCAAGCTGGGGCACTGCTCCGACTGGTACTGCGACAATTTCAACACCATCGAGGGCGACGCTGCTGCTGAGAAACTTCGCGGGTTGTGGATCGTGGAGATGGCCGAGCTTTTGGCGGCGAAGAAGCAGCGCGACGTGGAGAGCATCAAGGCGTTCCTAACGTCGCAGGTGGACACGATACGCCCGAAGTACGCCAGGGAGACCGAGCAGAGGCCGCGAGCGTGCGTGTTCGCCGGAACGACGAACAACCCGCATTTTCTCACGGATACCACTGGGAACCGCCGTTTCCTTCCTGTCGAATGCGGAATCAACGAACCGGCCATGAGCCTGTTCGCCGACGGAGCGGACGGTTATTTCGAGCAAGCATGGGCAGAGGCGGTCCATGTCTACAAAACGGAGCGTCCCGTGCTCGTGCTAGACGAACGTTCGGCTGCGTTCGCCATGGAGAAGCAGGAGCAGTACCTGGAGGACGATCCTCGCGTCGGCATGGTGCAGCAGTACCTCGACGAGAAGCTGGCCGAATGGATGGCGAAGCCGCAGCGCCGCCAAGAGGACGTGCGCGTGTGCGCGCAGGAGCTGATCCAGGAGGCGCTTCCCGAGGAGCAGTGCAGGGCGCAGAGCCGCTTCCTGGTGAACGAGATGCACAGCATCATGCAGAACAAGATCGAGGGGTGGGTGAAGTACCCGAAAAACAATGGGAGGGCGAAAACTTCGGATTATGGTGTTCAACGTTGCTACATTCCGTTGGCCGTCACGTTAGCCGAAGACTGACCTTTTTAGCCGTATTAGCCGTATTAGCCGATGTTTTGAAAAACTATTTTTGTTCACCTTGGTGAATTAGCCGACGATAAGTCGATTTTTAGCCGACAAAACACAGCGACGGCTAACGAGAAAATATATGTTGAACTGCACTTTTAGCCGTATTAGCCGTATTAGCCTACATTCCTAAAGAAAAAGAAGTAAGTAATAAGTATAGGTAATAGGGGTTTATAGGAAATGGACGGCTAAAGCGGCTAACGGCTAACGGGAAGCAAAAAAGAAGCGAGGTGAAGGATGGGTTCAGATGCGCCGCTTTTCAAAGGCCGCATGTGCGTGGTGGACGCCAAAGGCCGCGACGTGTTCTGCGGGGACACCGTGGCCGACTGCTACTGCGAGCGGCACGAGGTAATGGCGTTCAAGATCATAGACACCGACCATGCCTGGATCGTCGACGAGGAAGGGCGCGATCTTATCCCGCACCTGGTGGAGAAAGCAAGCTGAAACTCCGCTCCACGGCACTTTGACAATCGAATATGCTATAATCGCTTCACGCTGCATCGCAGGGAACCGATACTTCGTTTGGATCAAAAATTGTCTTGAAAACAATCTAAGCGGTTCGAGTCCGCATTTCGGTTTCCGTTTTCATCAGCGCACTCTCTTTGAAAACCATGCGCGCATCGCAGGAACCGGCTACTTCCACTTCTAATGGCGTTGTTGTTGGTTCGAGTCCAACTCTGGAGACATTCTGGATAGCTCAAAAGGCAGAGCACGAAAAAAAAACGCCGATTCCGTTTTCATCGCGCATGGTTGGAGAACGCTACAAGGCTGCGCATCGCAGAGCATCGGTTACATCGACTGGTAATCGAGAGGCCGCGGGTTCGAGTCCCGTCCTTGCCCGAACGGGCGAGGTAGCTCAGCTGGTTAGAGCGTTTACGTACCGTACTCGTTTTCATCGCAGCCGACAAAGCCGTGTTACGCCGTTATGGAGGCGGCTCGGGCTGTAAACCCGTAGTTCCTACGTCGCGGGGTTCGATTCCCTGACACGGCACCATACATACGATGCTGCGCATCGCAGGGTTCGGCTACTTCTGATGCCATGATTCAGACCAAAAACTCCGATCCCGATTTCATCGCAGCATTCCCCCGCGAAGCGATTCCTGAACAGGGTCGCTTCTTTATTTTCCAAGGAGAAACACATGTCCAATTTCAACGCAAAGGCAACCGCGAAGACCGCGAACAAAAGCGGGCATTCTGCCTACAAGATGGCCGACAAGGAGAAGCTGGTCACGCAGGTTCTCACCACCTTCTTCAACGAGCCGAAATACTACGGCGACAACTCCGGCGAGCTGATGGAGACGGCATACGCCGTCATCGCGAAAGAACCCGAGTTCGTGGCGAAGCTCGCGATCTACGCCCGCACCGTGTTCAACATGCGCAACGTGTCGCACGTCCTGTGCGCGATGCTGGCGAACAGGGTCAAGGGCGCCGGTTTCGTTCGCACGACCATTGCAAAGTGCTGCGTTCGAGGCGACGACATCACCGAGATTCTGGCATGCTATATCTCGATGTACGGCAAGCCGATTCCGAACAGCCTCTGGCGAGGATTGAAGGACGCGTTGAAGGCCGCTCCTCCTTACGCCGTCGCAAAGTACCAGGGTTCTGACAAGGCCGTCAAGATGGCCGACGCGATCAAGCTGTGCCACCCCAAGCCCGGAGACGTGTTCAAGGATTGCATCGAAGAGACGCTGCCCGTCCCGACGAGCTGGGAAACCGAGCTTTCCAAGAGCGGCAACACAAAAGAGACGTGGGAGCGCCTTATCGCTGAACGCAAGATCGGATACATGGCGGCTCTGAGAAACCTCCGCAACATGGTCAACGCGAACCCCTCGAACATCGATGAAATCCTCTCCATGATCGCCGACCCAGAGCGCGTGAAGAAATCGCGCCAGCTCCCGTTCCGTTTCCATACCGCATACAAGCAGATGAAAAGCGCGCCCAACGCCGGTTCAAAGGTGCTCGACGCTTTGGAGGACGCAATGTCGGCATCGGTCGCCAATATGCCCGAGCTTCCCGGCACGACGGTCATAGCCGTCGATTGCTCCGGCAGCATGACGTATTCGCCCATCAGCAGAAAATCGACCGCGACCCCCATGGAGATAGCTTCCGTTCTCGGAGTGTGCGCCGCCGTGTCAGCCGACAACGCCATCCTGTACGCTTTCAGCGACGATGCGGTCAAGGTCAACGTTTCACGACGCGGAGGTATTCTCGCGCAGTCCGAGGGCGTATATACCTCGGTGTACTACCACGGAGGCACGAACATGCACGCCCCGTTCGACGCGATGATCCGCGACGGGGTGAGGGCGGACCGCGTCATCGTGCTGTCCGACAACGAAGTGAACAGCCGGTGGAACGATCCCGTTCAGAAGGTCGCCGACGAGTACCGCCGCAAGACCGGGAGCGATTGCTGGGTTCACGCCATCGACCTTCAAGGGTACGGTACGCAGCAGTTCCACGGTGCTAAGACCGACATCATAGCCGGATGGAGCGAGCGTGTACTTGAGTTCGTGCCCCTCGCGGAACAAGGAGCTGGCGGCATCGTCGCCCAGATCGAGGGTACGGTGCTGTGATGTGCCTCATCGAACGCCAAGCCGAGCTGCTGCGACTGGAGGCGGAAGTCATCGCAGAGAACGTTTCATCACGCATGAACGGAGAATCAAGCAGCTACCTTTATAGCGGCATGATCGGGCGCGGCTCGACCAAGACGGCAATATCTGACGATTTGCGGAAGCTGCGCCGCGATGCGTTGGTGCTGATGAAGATGCTGGAAGGAGAGGGACGATGAAGAGTGAATTTCAACCATGCCCCGTATGCAAATCTAATTCGATAAGACCCGTCATTTCAAGGAAGGGCGATTCCGTCAAATGTAACGATTGTGGGTTCTCCGTTCCGGTTCAAGCTCCTAAAGTATGCGTTTTGTCTGAATGGAAGAAGCCGTTCATCGATCAATGGAACGAATACTGCAAGGAAGTGAAGGTAGGCATCGACCTTGCCAACGGACCAGACTTCTCTGCCACTTATACACCGCGGTACTGTAATGACGGGAGTGAGAAATGAGCGAAATCGACCTCAACGATTACAAGTCACCGGAGATCAAAGTCGGAGATCAGACGATTCAAGTGATCTGCCGAATCGACGTGGACAGTCTGGCCGACATCCTTGTACGCAGAACCAACGAGCAGCTGTTCCACGAGGCCGCAACCCTGCAAGGCTACGTCAAGGAGCGCACGTGCAAACCTATCTGTAAAGGCACGAGCGTATCGTGCGACGTATGCGGGAGCGAGCTGCACGATCCGTATAGGTTCTGCGGCGGATGCGGCGCGAAGGTGGCGGGCGAATGAGCGAGAAGAAGTATCTGCTCACCGAAAGCGATATCAGGCAAATCAAAGACCTCGAATGCGGCTGGTGCGCAGACAACGCGGGCGGGCATTTCAACTGCGCAGACGCATCGAATGCGGAACAGGAGCGGTTCCTCGAAGCCCACGAGTACCGCGAACGCACGTGCGAGATGATCGACCTTAAAACAGGAGATCGAGCAGACTACGATTGCGACGAGCATGTGTTTCACTGCGAGGCGTGTCATGCGGAACGCGGTGTGTACGCATACAACGAGGACGGCGACGTGTGGGCAGAGATGCCGAAATACTGTCCAGAGTGCAGAGCCAAGGTGGTTAAGCCATGACGAACTGGGAGCATTACTTCGGCACTCCTGAAAAGGCGGCGCGCATGGATGTGCGGTTCGATAGTTGGCCGTCCAGGGTGAGTGTAGACAGAGTGGTGCGCATCAACGATCAGACTTGCTCGCGCCGCTACACAGTCCACGACATGACGCCAGATGAATACCGAGCGTGGCTCGATGCCGAGTACGACGATGGGACAATCGTTTTCGAGGATTAGGAAGCTGATCATGGTTAATACAATACCTCGCGACAAACTGGGGCGCATCGTGTACGAGGGAGACGTGCTTGATAACGGAATGCGAGTCGCTTTCGTCGGGAAAAGATCGTGTGCGCTTGATCTGGAAATAGACCTGTCCATGTCCCCTGAACGCACCAATCATGAGCGGTACTTTGCAGACGATGCGCCGTGCGGCTTTCCGGCGGCGATGCATCCTACGGCTATTGCGACACTGTGATTCGGGAGGTGGACGGAAAATGACCGAACGCGAGCGCTACATAGTCCTGCGCAATAACCAGATCGTAGCGGTTGGAACAGCGAGCGAATGCGCTGTTGCGACAGGGCTAAAACCTAGAACCATCCAGGCTTACGCAGCCGACCCGAGGCGAGTAGGCATCTGGCGCGTGAAGCACGCGCCGAAAGGCATATGATCGAAAAAGGAGACGACATGAGCATCTACGGAGACCGCGATCCGTCTGGCCTCGGAGCATGCCTGGCGGCGTCGGCTGTTGCGATCTTGATTTTCGCGGGCATCGGGCACGGAGCCGTCAATCTGGCTCGGTTCCTCGCGAGGTCGTTCGCGTAGCACGATAGGAGAGCGAGCCAGGGGCGCGTCTGGCTAACAACAACGCGCAGCGTTAAAATGACGCTCGACAAATAGCATTTAAGAGGGAGAGACAGCATTTGACGAAACATACAGCAAACGCATTGGAGAACGCAATCGATAGAAGGGAGCGCGCGAAGAAGTACCTGGAGCAGTACTGCGTTACTTACTGCCGCTGCGTCCAGTCGAAGATCGCGCTGAACAACCTGGAATCGCAGAGGGAGGACTGGACGCAAAGCTACGAAACGTGCGGAGGAGGATCCGGAAGCAAGAAAGACCTCGCTGACATAGTCGCTGCTTTCGATTCCATAGTGGCCGACGCGAAGAGGAGGGTGGCCGCTCTCGGGTTCTTCCTGGACGAGATAGATTCCGTCATCGCCAACGTCCAGGCGGAGAACCCGAACGCGGCCACGGCGCTCACCAAGAGGTACCTCGTCATAGGGAAAGCGCCGGAATGGATCGACATCGCAGACGATCTGGGCTATGCCGAGGCGACAGTGAAGATGCATCATGCGCGAGGCCTCGATCTAGTAGCCGATATTTTAGAAGAGCGCAATTACGATTCCAAACTATATACGTTTTTATACGCGAAACCGTGATATTCTGTCTTTAGCGAAGTCCGTCATACAGGCGGGCTTTTTCTATACGCGCATCCAGCCGTCCGAATGGGCGGCTTTTTTTGTTTCCCGGAATTTAACGAAGAGCAATACACGAAAAAAAGGAGTGAGTGATCTTTGTCCAACGAATGCAAACTTATGATGGGAGATTGCTTGGAGCTTATGAGCAAGATACACGACGGCTCCGTAGATATGATTCTTTGTGATTTGCCTTACGGGACTACACGGAATAAATGGGACAGCGTGATACCGTTCGATCCATTGTGGGCGCACTACAAGCGTATCGTCAAGGACAATGGGGCTATTGTGTTGTTCAGCGCCGAGCCGTTCACCAGCTCTCTGATTATGAGCAACCTGCAAATGTTTAGATATGACCTGATATGGGAGAAATCATCAGCATCTGGTCATCTCAACTCTAAGCGGATGCCGTTGCGCGCACATGAGAACATTTGCGTATTCTACAAGCGCCTACCGCTATATAACCCACAGTTTTGCAAAGGTAAACCGTATAAGTCAACTCGTCGCATCTTCTCTAAAAACTACGGAGCACAAGTACCGACTAGTTACACGTGTTCTGACGGTAGACGATACCCAAGAAGTGTTGTGCACGAAAAGAAAGACCCGAACGGAAGCAGGCACCATCCAACACAGAAACCAGTTGCCCTACTTGAATACTTAATCAAGACGTATACAAACGAGAACGATACCGTGCTGGATAACTGCATGGGTTCAGGATCAACTGGGGTCGCATGTGTGAACACTTGCCGTCGATTCATAGGAATTGAGCTTGACCGTAAATACTTCAATATAGCAAAACAACGAATCGAAGCCGCCGTCGAGCGGCTTTCCTAATGCCATAGAAAACGAGATCGGCCGCATCGCGTCGCGGTACGAAACCTACGTGGCGCGCAAGACGCTTCACGCCGTAGCAGAGCCGGTGGAGCGCATGGCACGCGCAAAGAACGGAGGGGCGGAATGAAGAAGATCTATCACGACCTCAGCACGAGAGACGAAGCAATCGAGGCCATCAAGGCAGCTGGAGAATACATATCTGAACACGCTGGCAACATCCTGGGAGACTATCCGAGCGGTCTTGTCGAGCTGGATATAGAAGTCAGCGCAAAGTTCGACCGCAGCGATGTCGTGTGCGTAGACGTGAGGCGCAAGCACGTGGTGACAGGCAGAGATCCCGATGCTTAGATCGTGCCCTGCATGCGGGCGCATACACGACAGCCGCGTCAAGTGCAGGAGCAAGCAGCACGCTCCGCGCGAGTCCAGGGCGTCGAAGTACCGCAGCACGGCGGACTGGCAGCGCACGCGCAACGAGGTTCGCGACCTCGACATGAACATGTGCGTGGTTTGCCGCTCGCTCGGCATCATCACTACGGACGGCCTCAGCGTCCACCACATCGTCCCTTTGGAGGAGGACTTCGGCCTCCGCAACGACCTCGGCAACTGCGTCACGCTCTGTTCGCCTTGTCATGAGGAAGCAGAGCGAGGCGATATAAGCCGTTCTGCGCTTCGAGACTTGATAGGACGATACAGGGCAAGGGAATATCAATCCCCCCCGGTCTGACGCGATCCTGTGGCCTCTCAGCCGTACACCAATGCGCCCCAGACAAACGCACGAACTGTTTTTAACTCATGAAAATCCCCAAACCGAAAACCACGGAAGGAGGTGAGGCGCATGGCGAGACCGACGCTTCCGGTGGACATGCTGTCGGACGGCACGCGCATCTCCAACGCCGAGCGGGAGGCGCGCGCCGCCATGGAGCGGGAGCTGCGCGGCAAGAGCGACCGCCTAGACCCGCCATCCGAATGGAGCGACGAGCGCAAGGGCCTGTTCGAGTTCATCGTGCGCGAGTGCTTCCCGGAGGATTCCCTCTGCAACCTCGATTACTTCCTGCTCGAAGAGCTCGCGATATCGCTCGACCGCAAGGCGAAGCTGGACATACTGATAGACCATGAAGGAGCCGGAGTGGAGGCGCTGTCAAACGTGCAGACGCGCCAGGCAAGGGAATCGTGCCGCAAGAGCGCGCTCGACTGCATGCGCGACCTCGGCATGTCGAGGGCAGCGCGCGCCAAGGTCGCCGACAAGGCGGCTAGCATAGCGAAGAAGCCGATGACGGTGTTCGACGTCATGGGCGACGATGAGGATTGACCATGCAGCGCAGTACGCGCGCGCGGTGGTCGATGGGACCCTAGCGGCTCCTCACATCGAAGTTGATGGAATAGACTTGTCGCCGCGCTACGTAAAGCTCCAATGCGCCGAATTCCTCCGCATGTGGGACGACGAAAACCCGAAGTACGTCGTGAACAGGAAGCTGCTGCGCAGGATCTGCCGCATCCTGTCCGTGCTGAGGATGGCGAAGGGGCCGCGCACGGGGAAGACGGTCTACGAAGCGCTAGCCGGCTACCAATGGCTCATCATCGCGTCTCTTCTCTGCTGCGTCCACCGCGACGACCAGAAAAGCAGGCGCTACGAGCGTGCGCTCTTGGAGATATGCCGAAAGAACGGCAAGACCTTCGTCGTAGCCGTCCTCTTCATCCTGCTCTTCCTCCTGGAGCCTCCGTTCTCGCGCTTCTTCAGCGTAGCCCCTGATGGCGACCTTGCGCGAGAGATAAAGAAAGCCCTAGACCCGCTCATCTCTGTCAACGACGAGGCGCTGGCTGGCGACCTCGACGTTCGGCGCGACTGGATACGGAGCAAGCGTAGCAAGACGGAATACAAGCCGCTGAACTACTCGACGAACCGCATGGACGGCAAGGAGCCGAACGCTTTCATAGCGGACGAGATCGGCGCGTTGCCGACGAACTACCCCATAGAGGCGATGCGGTCAGGCCAGCTTCTTGTAGACATGCCGCTCGGCTTCTGCACGTCGACGAAGTACCCCACGATCGACAACCCGCTTGAAGACGAGGTCTCGTACGCGAAGAAGGTGCTTGACGGCATCATCGAAGATGAGACGTGCTTCGCGCTCTTGTACGAACCAGACGATACGAAGGGTTGGATGGACAACGATGCCGTCCTTGCCCAGGGGAACCCCTTGTCGCTCGAAATCGAGAAGGTTTGGGACAACCTGCTGAAATGGCGCGCGGAGGCGGTCGCCGTCGAAAGCAAGCGCGAGAACTTCATCACGAAGCACTGCAACATCGTCTATCAGGGAACCGGAACGGAATCCTACGTGCCGATAGATGCCGTGATGGCAGGATCGGAAGAGTCGATAAACTTCTCAGGCCGCTCGCTGTACGTCGGCGTAGACCTTGCGATGACGAACGACAACTGCGCCGTTGCCGTCGCGTTCGAGGATAACGACGAGGTTTTCTGCGACGTAACCGCGTTCTTCCCTGCCGAGCGCCAGCATGAGAAGACCGTTTTCGAGAAGGTGGACTACCAGCAGTTCATCAATGCCGGGAACGCAATCGCGTGCGGCGGGATGGTTGTGGACTACTCCGTGATCGAGGAGTTCGTGAAGAACATCGAGCGAAAGTACGGTGGAACCGTCGTTTCGCTCGGATACGACCGCTACAACGCAATTTCAAGCGTTCAGAAATGGGAAGAGGCTGGCATCACCTGCGTTGAGATCAAACAGCATTCAAGCGTGTTGCACCCTCCGACCAAACTTCTTGCCGAGAAGATCGAGGGTGGGCAGTTCCATTACCTGAAAAACAAGCTGCTTGAAATCAACTTCCAGAACGCGCGCTGCTCGTTCGACACGAACCTCAACCGTTACGTGAACAAGAAGAAGTCAAACGGCAAGGTCGATATGGTCGTCGCTCTGCTCAACGCCGTTTACCTGCTCCAGCAAGACATCATCTTCGGCGACGACTTCGTTTGCCAGTATTAGGAAGGAGGTGAGGAATTGGGAATCATGGATTATTTCGTCCGAGCGTCGGAATCGGTTGAGGACGAATCGGTAACCGGCGACGACCTTCTAATTGGAGGAGCGACGCCGCTCGTCACGATCACGAAGACCGAGGCGATGGCGATTCCGGCGTTCGCCGCATGCGTGGATACCATATCGGGCACTGTTGCGTCGTTGCCCGTGAAGCTGTACGCGAGGAACGGCGATTCCGTCATGGAGCTGGAGGACGATCCCAGGGTGCTCATGTTGAACGGGGACACGGGAGATTTGCTTACTGGCCCTGAAATGAAAAAGGCAATCGTCGAGGATTATTACTGCTCGGATGTCGGCGGCAATATGTTCATCAACTACGCAAGTCCCTACTCGAACGAGATTGAAAGTCTGCACTACGTGCGGGCGGAAGACGTTTGCCCGATGGAGGATGAGGTTTACAACCCGATATTCAAACACGTTGCGTACATGATCGGAGGTCGGCGATACGAGCAATGGCAGATCGTTAGAGTGCTTCGTTCCACGAGAAACGGGCGGTTCGGGCGAAGCGTCATCACGGCGAACCAGGTTGCCCTGTCCGTCGCGTACATGACGATGCTCTATGAACGGTCGCTCGTTCAGCGCGGAGGCAGCAAGCGAGGCTTCCTGAAATCTGCAAAAGGGCTAGGAAAGAAAGCGTTTGAAGCCCTGAAAAACGCATGGAGCCGGTTCTACGGCTCCACGGATGAGAACGTCGTAGTGCTCAACAACGGCATGGAGTTCCAGGAGGCTTCGGCAAGCTCCACCGAGATGCAGCTGAACGAGAACAAGCAGACCAACGCGAACGACATCTACAGCATGTTCAAAATGCCTCCCGAAATCATCAGGAGCGGAGGAACCGACAACGCGAGCAAGAACGCACGGGACAACTACATCCGATTCTGTATCATGGACGTCCTGGCCGCGTTCGTCGCATCACTGAACCGGTCTTTGCTACTCGAATCGGAAAAGCCTACTCATTTCTTCGGGTTCGACCTGTCCGAGTTCACCAAAGCCGACGTTAAAGAGCGCTGGGAGGCATGGAAAATCGCAAAAGAGGGCGGCTTCGTCATGGTTGACGAGGTTCGCAAATCCGAGAACATGCCGCCGCTCGGCATGGAGTACACCAACATGGGGTTGCAAGACGTTCTCTTCGACGCGAAGAGGAACAGGATCATCGTACCTAACATGGGCAAGGTGATAGACCTTGACGACCTGCAACCATACGAACCGGGCGAACAGCCCGCGTCTGACGATGGAAACGTCCAGGAACAAACCGACGAAGGAGGTGAAACAGAGGATGAAGGTCAACATCAGAGCTGATTCGGTGGAGATTACCGGGTACGTGAACGCGGTAGCCCGTGAATCCCGCGTGCTGCGCGACAAGGACGGCTATTTCACCGAAACGATCAAACCGGGCGCTTTCGCCCGCGCGCTCATGCGAGGAAAGCGCAAAATGCTTCTGAACCACGACAAAGAGCGCGTCATCGGCGAGGAGGGCGAGAACCTTGAACTCAAAGAGGATGCGGTTGGTCTATATGCTCGCGCTGTAGTCACCGATCCAGAGGTGATCGATAAAGCTCGAAACAGAGAATTGCGGGGATGGAGCTTCGGATTTCGGCCGTTGAAGCAGAGCAAAAGCGAATCTGCGGGGATGGAGCATCGCGCCATCGAGGACATGGAGCTGACCGAAGTTTCGATTATCGACCAACGGCTTCTGCCGTGTTATTCCGCAACGAGCGTGTTCACGCGTGCCGACGACGGAAGCGGCTCCGTTCCAGTCGAGTACCGGGCAATGGACTTCGAGAGCATCGAAACGACCGAGGAGGAGAAGAG